CAGCGCCCAGGAATAGTCCGGCGCTACTTCCAGTACCCGCGAATGGGTCGGCACCACGCGATAGAACCAGGTTCGCCAGCCATGGTTGCCGCTGTCCGGATCGACGCTGGCACGTGCGCGAATTTCCAGTCCCCAGAAGCCGTCCAACCGTTAGAGCTAACCGCTTCTTTGCCTTTAACTACGTAGCAAATTCCGCGTGCTGACTCGATGGCAGCATATTCTGGGTAAGATAGGTCATCAGTCTCTACGCCAACAAGTCCGCTCTTTCCCTTCCAAGTCACTGAACCCACGGTCTTGTTGGATAGTCGGCCTAAAAAGGCAGCGTCAAAGTGATCTGACGTTGCCTTATGGATTAGCTTAATTGTCCGTGTATTGGTAAATTGCGCCGCGGCTTCCGGTGTCGCTTCAGTAACAACCAAGAACTTGAACTTTTGTTCTTCAATGTAGTTGCTGAGTTCTAAGGCATCTTCGTCAGTCTGGTTGACAATCACTGCAAAGTGCCATGCACTGAAGAAGTATGCTTCAGCTGCACCAGAAATTCCGCCTGTAACTGCCTTTGTATCAGGATCAGTTGTAGACGCTGTGTAAGTGATGACTTCAATCATCTTTCCAGCGTTAGGCTGCGCGTAATATGCAGCCCCAGCTTTACCGACATCGGTAGTTTCGTCATAATCCGCTAAGAATGCAGCAGAATCCTTGTAGACTTGGTCCTTCAAGGCGTCTCCCTTAACGAATAAACCCGGCACTCCCAAACCAACGGGGATTACCGGGTGATTGGCATCAATCGTTACTATGATGTCAGTAATTTTCGTAGCTACTGTCATGAGCTACCTCCTTTATCTAGTCATTCAAATTAATTTTTTCGATATTTGGAATAATCTCTTCAAAGTTATCAACGACCCTGAGATGTAGGTCGAAGCCCACAATTCTTTCGTACTCGTCACTCTGAAATAAGTCCCTGTCACCAAAAGAATCTGTGCCAACAACTACCACATTGCTTTGCCGAAGTTCTCGACGAACTTTTTCCGTCTCAAGCCACTTAGCAAGTTTGCCTGCCAAGTTCAAAGAAAGAATACTGTTTTCGCTTCGACAATTAATTGATACAGTCATTTCAAACTGCTCATGATTATTCATTTTTTCAATAATCTTGATGTGGGGTGATGTTATCTTGTAACTAAAAAACGGGTATGGAAGCTGAGGGCCTGAGTAGCCAGTCTCCACAGCGTCACAACCCGTTATCTTTTTAACTTGGTCGATAATCAAGTCGGCTAGCTTACCGTAATCGAACTCCCCAGAGCTATTGTCCATGATTACTTGCCCCTTTCAGCTCATACATTCGAACATCAGAGTAGTCAGAATAATCATTGCAATGAAGAACGGTATATTTGATTCCAGAACGTTTGTTCTCAACAGTAGTTCCATCTGGAACCGTCATCACGGAGTACCAGACAGCGTCAAAGCTCTGCGTTTGACCGCCATCTCCGAATTGGGTGGCCATTGAGTAACGCGTAGACTCAGATGGAACTACTAGCGGCTCACTGACCTCGACTGGTTCCAAATCATCCTTAACCCACGTTCCGTGCTCAATGTGCCCAGCATTTTCATCGGTGGGAGGTGCGTAGACCACAAGTGGAATTCCATACTCAGAAAGCATATCTGCAAAAGAAAACATCAATCCCCCACCACCTTATAAGTGACTGCCTGTATCAGATGACCGGTATCCTCCAACGGTGAACTGGAACCTTTACGTGCAATCGTAGCCGGAGCGTTTTCAGGAGACTCAATTGCGCGAATTCTCGCTTGAATATCCCGCTGAATCCTAGCTCCTAAATTCTCTAACACCATCCGTGCATCTAATCCGCTCCCTAATGCCATTTCAATAACTTCATCAGCTGCGAACTCTGTCCATTCGTCTGCTTTCTCATCAAAAGTAGATCGGATAAAAGACCGCTCCGGAATTTTGACGTGATCAACCAAATAAAACATGACTGTTAGGCCGCCCTTACCGTCTGATACGGCTAGAATGTTTTTGCCCTTTGGACGGAACAAGCCATCGATATCACGTGCACTCTTACCTTTAGGGGCATTTTCGGTCGGAATCGTCAGCCACTTACCCTTCTTGGGTGTGATATCAGCGCCGTATTCATTGGCAGCCGCAATCATCTGCATGTAGGATCCATCTTCACCAAAGATACCCACTTGAAGCTGCAGATGGTTCAATCGCTCCGTTTGCTGTCTGATTTTAGGAATATCGTCAAAATCCTCCATCAAATCACCACCAGACGAAGCGCTCCACCATCGCCAAATTGATTAAGCAGGTCTACATAGCGGCTATACCAAGGATTGGCGTTGCCCTTAAAGTACTGCTTTTTCAGGTCGCCAACCTGTTCTAGTGCTACTCGTTCATTTTCCTTGTTGATCATGCTGGCAGCTAGCCAACGGCAGGCCTGTTCCTTAATATCGTCCGGGAAGCTTTGCCGTTTGACTACAGCCCAAGCGTCATCGATAGCTAGCTGAATTACGGCATCATCAGCCTTAGCTAAATCTGTCCTGACTAGCTTTACGTTGGAGATGGTGCTCTTGCCCGTTTCATCCACCTACGACACCCCTATTCTTTGACCTCTTCTGGCTCCTTAAGCCCAGAAATACGGGACTTAAGCGTCTCAACCAACTTCTTGCGAGCTTGCCCACGTTGCTCGTCGGCTAGCCAGCCAGTCAAAGTATCAATTGAGACGGTTTCAGCAATCACTGGAATCGCTTGGTCGATGTTCATGTCAGTAACGCTCAACACATCTTTACCGCCCTTACCTTCCACGGCAGTCAACGTCCCTTTATCAACTAAAAAAGCATCCAACTTGTTCGACTTAATAGCCGCGTTGAATGCTTCAGATTGCTTGCTATTTAGCTGATTAGAGCCGGGTACCAGTTGTACCCCACCGACGTTGTGAATGAACTTTCCTTTATTTTTAACTAGCATGGTGTCCTCCTTAAATCCCAGATAGCTTAACGATTGCGTATGGCGTCTTAATAACTAGACCAGCCGTACGTTCATCGTATGGCACAATCACATTTGGATAGTGTGATTCTTGTGGGTATTGTGTGACATCGCGTGGAAGCGCAAACCCACCAGTTTGTGATGTGGAATCGAAAATCATCGCGCATTCAGAGCCATCTAGCCCCTTACCAGTCAGTGCAGAAGTTGTTTCAATTGAATTGAACCACCCAGCAGACTTAATAACTTCCAAAACAGTACGTGAGTCGTAATCACTGTAGCGTGAATTCAAGGATTCATACTGTGCAGGAGCCAAAACCAATTTCAATCGTGCTTGATTGAACCCGGGGATTACAGTGATCAGGGACTTAGCCTTTCGCAAAGTTTCCTGCATTTCTGCTCCCGTTGATTCTGAGAATTTCTTATCGGCGTTCATCGCCTGAATACCTTCAAGATTCGTCAGGCCAGTAATGCCGACCTTGTTCTCACCATTGAAAATGATGTCATTTTCCTTTTCGGAAATAGCGCGCCGCACTGTTTCAGCCTTATCAGTTTGAAGTGGTTGACCAGCCATTTGCGCTGCGAAAACTTCTTGATAGGTGAAGTGAATCCCCGCAGCAATCGTGTAGATTGGTTGGTAGGTACGCTTAACGTCTTCGTCAACTAATGGCAAATCGTCAGCGCCATTAGCGATAACTTTAGCAGCGCCGTGGCGGGTCATTAAACTGTACCCATACGTTTCTGCACCCGGGTTAATCCCGTCAATTGGTGGGAATAGGGATCGGCCAATTAGTTCTTCTTGTGGCGCCTTAAGCACCACTTTCTCCATCGCAACCAAGTCGCGATTTTCAATCATTGCTTGTTCTTGCGGCATCTATAGTCGCCTCCTTATGGTAAATTGATTTGTAGTTGTGCTGTGGACCCTGAAGTAGTGTCATCAGCGACAAACTTGCCTGCAGTTTTGAATGTACCAACCACAGTGTCTGTATCCCCCGCTGGTTTGAAGTTGCCAGTTGTACCATCAACTGCAGCTGGCTGACCTTCAGCAACGTCAGAGGTAATAGCAACGATAATGGTCCCCTTTCGAAGCACCGGAACCATTTGCTTGGCCTTGTACTTAGAAGTTTGTGGGAACGCGTCTAAGTCGTCGACATAGTCCTTTGCAACTGCAACTCCATAGAACTTACCATCACTTACGGTAGTAACTGCACCATTACTCATTTGAACGGCGCCACCGGCCGTAATCACACCAGCTGCTACAGCTGAGTCGACCTCCGTACGCCGGATATCAGCAATCTTACCGAGTCCGATGCTGGGGTCCATATACATTTGTGGACGTGGAACTAATCCCATGATTCATCCCTCCTTTACTTGTATGCGTTGGCCCGGTCGTCCTTCAGCTTGTCGACCGAGTCAGTTTCAACGTGAGCGCCTCCACCCATCGTATGAGTGAATCCTTGCTTGTCCGCCAAGGTAACTGCAGAATCGTAGAACGCGTTGATGTAATCGTCTGACTTGTCTTTCTCGTCGAATGAATCATTGGTCGTCTTGATTGCGGCAACCTTGATATCTCGGTCAGACTTGTCCTTAAAGTCAAAACTGTCGCCAACAAAACGTGACGCACTGGTTTGCAGTGCTAAGCGTGCATCAATACACTTATCTAATGCATCTTGATCAAGTTGTTTGGATTCAGCATCCTTCAGTTGGCC